CACTATCTGCGTGAGTAGATACCCTTAGCTCATTGAGTATTTGATAGACATCGCTTACCTTATCGAATACAGGGGCGAAGGGTTTAGATTCCTTCTTTCTTTTTAGGTGTCTTTTCACCTCCTCGTAGAATGTCTTTACCATCCACAATACTAAACTGCTCCCCATTATCACCGCTAACAACTCCACGCTCATCTAAGTATTTTTTCAATTTTAGTAAATTCCGTTCTTTATCTTTTCTCATCTCCTGTTATTAGAAATCTCCATCCCACTCTCGAAGTACGTTGATTTCTGAGGACACATATCTGGGGCTACATTACTTGTATACTCAGGGAATATAGAGGTATCAGCGCAGATGTAGTTTATCATTCTTTCAGTATAGAACTGTGCGTTGTCTCTTGCTAGGTTCATCTCTCTATCGAGGTCCGCTTTTGAAATTGGAGAAGTATCCTCACTCGCTCTAATGGCTAGTCCTCCGTTGTCGATTCTAACATACATATGAGGTATCATCTCTATCATTGACCACCATAGTGTTATCTTTCTTACGTGGTTGTTAAGAAGGGTATCGTAAACGCCTGCAATCGTTCCAGCTACTATGTCGGCCTTGAGCTTTTCAAAGAGGTCTGTACCTAAATAGCTTTGAACATACTTGTCTTGGGCTAACATGATGTGTGAAACCATGTACGCTTCCTCAACACTCCCATTCAAATGCGAATACCTTTTCATGTAGTCAGCATTGATGAATAATACTTCTGCGGTTATTGCCATTATCTAGGTTTTAGGTATCCGTGGTTGTCCATTGCTCTCGGTGGCTGTGCTACTTTCTTACTGTTGTTGGTTAAACGCTTCGCATCTACCCCCGCTTTCCTTATCAAAGCCTTGGCATCGTTTACGCTTATCTTCTTGTTGTTTAACCTTAGATAAGTCTGTCTTTTCCAGTAATGGCGACACCACGGCCCGCCTTTAAAAAGGAACAAATCGTAGGAATTTGACCCACCAGGGCCAAAGCCCGCATTTACTACTCTACTACTTGCCTGTTCAATATCTTCTTTCCGGTACACCTTCTTGGCTGCCATCATCTTCCGGCAGAACGGTCTACTTTCTGCCGTTCCTGTGGCGTTTCCTCTCTCTCCTAGTTCAGCCTCTGTGTAAACATAGCGCACCTTAATGATTTCGGTGTCTTGTTCGCTCTTGCCGTTAGGGTGAGAACTCGGAACACTTGCAAAGTTCCATGTAGCGTCAAGGATTGCTTCTAAATCGTAGTCTACATCACTCTCATCGATTAACTCGTACTCATCGCTTATCGCCTCACCTACTCCATCCAAGTAATCAAACGCATCTGTAAGGTCTATTTCGGTTTGGCTTGATAGTTCTGTCTTTGGCGGTAACATTAACATTTCTCTAGCTACATTCTCAGGGAAAGCAAGCATTGAAATAAGTAACTGCGCTGCTTGTTCTGCGGTAAGTTCTCCTAGCCTCACTTTGCTAATGATGTCAACCGCAGAGGCAATTTGAATCCCTGTAAATGACTGGTCTAAACTTGCCCCATCTTGTGGGAGCATTGGGTTGCTAGATTCAATCCGAATATCTGCGTAAACATTGCACTCATTCAGTAGAACTCTCACCCATGATACCATGATTTCTTGATACGGTGAAATAACCCCCGCTTGGAACAACTTTGATGCCGTTTGTAGTTCTTCAGTTGTTCCTAATTGGCCTGCGGTTTTGACTCCGAAAAGTGCCGGACTCGTTACTCTGTGGCCTATCATTATTTTGTCCGTAGATTCCTCAGATAAGAATTGAAATTGGTTGTGTGCATCGCTCAACTCCATCACCTGAATGTCGGGCGCAGTATCTCCACCATCTGAAAAGGTCATGAAGAACTTGCCCGCATTTCTTGCGCCTGTTAGTTGGGCTTCCATGTCCATTCTAATCTGTCGCCTCTTTTCCTCAGATGGTATTCCGTTCTTCCAATGGATTGCAAAGGAAGGGGCCATGCCGTTGGCTATGTTGTTGTTGTGAAAGATGGCTATCTCTTTGTCTACCTCTACCCAGTTAATCGCACCCATGTAATCCGGCTTTGGATAGTAGTGTGAACCAACTGAGAACGGCTTGCAGGCAACTAATTGAACAGGATGGTCATTCTTGTCGCCTGGCCCCCATGCTTTGATTTCGTTTACCCCTACTTTACTGTAATTTTCCCAGTCTAAACAATGGTGATAGAAAGGGATTTCTCCGTTCATGTCCATGTAGCCCGCTCTTATCTCTTCAAAAGGAATGTGTCTGACTCCTTTGATGTAAGAACGGTCTAAACTCCAAGAGATTTCAAGATAGAACCCGCCTTGTAATTTAAGGTCTACCGCTGCTTTCAAAAGCTCGTCATTCAAACCCCACTTTTCAACCCATAGTTGTGCTTCACCTTCCAATTGAATCCCGTTACCGTAGATCATGTAGGCAATAGAGTTAATTAGTGCGTTGTGAACTGCTGACCCGTTGTATAATCCAATTAGGTACTGCGGAAATAGGTTGTCGCTCCCGTAGTCCATCCACCCCTTCCGGCTATCCTTCTCTTCGTGGTTAGCCTCTTGGTATTTCGATAAGTTTATATGCTCAATCATAATAGACTACTTGATCAGGAATTGTTATTGTTGGGACATTGTAGAAATTTTCCTCTGTAAGAACGTGTAATACACCTACTTCAACTACGCCTGCTACTGTGGCATCATCAGGGTCTAAATTAGTGGCAGAGTTTTGCCCGTAAACTGTGTACCAAAATTGCCCCGTTTGTAGTATCTGAATATCTCCATTTACAGCGTCATTGATTGCCGTAGAAATATCAATCTTTGTGTATCTGGAATTATCTGAGTTCACATTTGCTATCACTACAAAACTTTCGTTGCTTACTTGGTTAGTAAATTTAACCAAATAATCCGTAAAAGTTGGGATGTACTTACGCTTCTCGTCTAAGGTGAGGTAGATACTTTGTGCTGCGGTATTTGGTAGAAGTGTAACCATAGTTCAAATAAAAAGGGGTAAGGATTAAACCCCTACCCCCTCCAAGTTTAGAATACCTCGTTTCTATTAGTAAAAGTCTGGCGTGATAGTAATCGCAAATGCTAACGCTCCTCTTGCGGTACTAGACGACAAGTCAATAAAGAACGGTGCGGGTTGCTTCTCTTCTGCTGTAAATACTAAGTTGTATCCGTTCAAGTCACCTTTAGCTGTTCCTGTTCCAAAGTTTCCACCCGTAACCTCTGCGCCTGTCGCATAGCCCATGATGTGAAAGTTATCGTTGTTGTCTTGAACAACAATAGACAAGCGGTTCTTTAGCACTTCTGCTAATTCATCGTTATCTACTGCGCTTAGTTTCGGTGTTTGGATAGTTAGAACTTGCTCAAAGTAAACCGTTCCATTCTCAATAGAACTTTTTACGTTCTGCGCGAATGATCCTGAGTTCTTTGAAAGCTCCCAGCGGTACATCGTCATGATAGCGGTGGTGTCTGCTACTGCTCCGGCTGCAATCGCTGCATACTTCGCATCATCAAGGACGCACCAGATAACCGCTTTTATTCCTCCTATTGCATCTTTGCAGGGGTACGCCCTGCCTGCTCCTAAATCACAAGCCATGTATAATGTATTAAAGTAAGGGGGTTATTAGCCCCCTTGTTATTGTTATGATGAACGTCTTACCACTCCTATGTCTGCAAGTGAGGCAATCTGAGTACCGCCTGTATAGCGCATTGCTACACGTACATTATCAGAAGCGTCAGTTGGTGTCATATCTACTACAACCGCTTGGTTGAAATCAGATACAAGGTCTGTACCGAAGAACATATTCTCAACCTGACCACCTACTAGAGTATCATTCGGGAATCCCGCAGGAACTACGATGTCGAACCCTAAGTAACCAGCTGGTCTTGACTCACCCACTTGTGGCGAATAACCTCCAGCCACTCCGATAGAAGCCATTGCTTGGTGAAGCAAGAACAAAGACTTACGGCTCATGTAAATCTTAGTATTTGGGTCTCCTTGGATTGCATCCGGCAAACCTCCTACAAGTGCGTTAAGGTGTGTAATGATTCCAGTAGTTGCGTCTGCATTTCCTGTAAACGCTCCTGCTGCTAGTGTCTCATCTCCTGGAGTTCCAGCTACAATCTTAGCAAGAATACCATTGAAGTTAGTCACAGCGTTTCCGCCTGTTGTCGCTCCTGTGGTTTCGTTGTAGTCACCATGCCAGATGTTCTTTTCAATTGCCTCTGCTACACGTGCAGCAAGATACTGAAGTAGGAACGTCTGGAAGTTAGGAGGTATTACATCATTGATGAACCCTCGTCCTGTCTGCAACGCTTCCCAATCCACCCTGTAATCTTTCTTACAAAGTTGGATATTAGACATTAACTCAGTAGGGGCAAGTATTACCTCTGCTAGAGTAAGATCATTAGCGACATACGAGAAATCACAAGCGGCTGCCTGGATGTTAGTACCAGATAACTTCTTGAGAACCATCTTAAACTTGACGTTCTCTTTAAGTGTGATAAACCCGTTTGCAATCGAATCGGCCGAAAGGATCGCTGGGGCTACGTATGGCAATGCAAGTTCACCCGCATAGGTGGAAGTGATTGCCGTCATTGAATTAGCCATTTTTCTTTTAGTTAAATTTATTAAATAATGCTGCTACCCTTTCTGTGGTGTTCAGCTTTGCAATTTCTTCTCTTTTCAATTCAGGCTTTCTCTCGGCCACACGTGGTAGACCTTTATGTGAGAACTCCGCTTTAATCTTTTCAATCTCTTTATCCTTCGCCTCGATGTGTGAAGTGAACTCAGAGCGTAAAGCACCAACTGCTTTCTCAATGATTCCTAGTACATCTTCTTTGGTTAGTGGAATGTCTGCTTCCGCTACTACCTTTTCAACTTCTTTCTTCATCTCTTCTTCTACTACTTCGGCCTCGGCTTCTGTAATTGAATCAAGTAGTCCATCAGTTACGACAACTACACGTCCGTCAGATAGTTCATATTCTCCGGTAGGTACTGGGATTTTCTCCTCTTCATCGTTTAAGATGAATACGTTTACACCTGCTTCCCATGCTTCTGCATCGGAATAGATTTTAGTGCCATCTGCAAGCTCTGCCTCCGCAAGTACAACCTCTTCTGTTGCTGGGGCTTCTTCTTCAAGCTCCGTTGCAGATAGTTTAGTATTGTACTTCTGAAAAATGGCGTTGATATTTTCTTTCAATGTCATATTGTGCCTTTTTACTATAACGCAGAAAGAGCCGTTTTTGCAAGTTGGTATCTTATATTTTGTATATTGCCAAGGATAAATGCTATGATAATAGCACTAAGCGGTGGGCTAATGCACTTGGTATACGTACACTACCATTTACGGCAGGACTAGGTAGGTTCAATTCCTACGGTGCTATTATTTATTGTTAGGAACTTTTAAATTATGAGATTTTACAAAGAAAGACACATTGAAAGTAAGTTTGAAATTGGATTAAAGAACAAATGGTTTTGGGTAAGGCTTGGTAAATGGAGTTTCCAAATAAACGCTGGAAGCCTAGAGAACTGTTAATTGTGCCCAACAATCGTGTATAGTTACCCCTCTTTAAGAATCTGCTCTATTTCTTTTAGCATCTTATTTTCTGGCTTGTCCACTTTCATCTTGTCCACAAAGAATGCCTCGATTGAGAATCCTTTGACCTTTCCTTCCTTTACCCAATCATTCCAAATCACATCGTTGTTAACCTTCATTGATACAACCCAAGTACCGTTTGGTAAGTCCATGCCGAAATTCATAGACTTGTCATGCTCTCCCTCCTTAATCCATGACTCCACAACTACACATCCTTGTACTTCTTCTTCGTGCATCAAAGTAGATGAACCTTGTAGTCCTTTCATTAAGTATCTTTCCGCTGCTTTACGTACTGTCTCCTTTGACAGGAATACATAGAGCTCCTCCCCGTCTGCGTTCTTTCGATAGATAGGGCGGTCTGGTGTCAAAGCTGCACCCAATAGAATCCGCTTCTCTTTGTCGGCTTCTTTGAATTGCACTTGTTGTTCTTTTAGATAGATGAAGTTCTCGCCTATTGCGGGAGCGTCCACCATAGAGATGGCATCTACTCCGTAGACATCATCATCATCCATTATTAACTCTACTAATTTCATAACGCTGCTTGGTCTTTAACTAATTGGTTTGCCTGTGTTGAATTGGTCACGTTCTGAGCAATAACATAGGCTTGTATTGTATTCTGATTGTTTCCCTGTTGAAGGAATCCAAAGTCTATTTGCGGGGCTGATTGTTCTGGCGCGCTTGGAGTAGATGAAGAAGGAGCAGATCCGCCACCTCCACCACCACCGCCAAACGTCATTGATGCGATTTTTGCGATATTTGTGGCGGTAGAAAGTCCTATTGCTGTGGCGTTTGCTATTTTTTCCGCAGTTGCGAAAGGTTCTGGTATTATTGATTTTGCCGTAAGCGCATTTATAACCCCCTCAATTCCGCTTATCGTAGCTATGGCTATACTTATCTTTTTACTTATATCAAAGCCTCTCTTAGCTTCCTTATCCTGTTTTTCAGAAAGGAACGCTCCTAACTCAAGGGCGACTTCAACTACCGCTTGTGCCAACTTCATCTTGGCATTTGTCAACGCCTTTGCGCTTGCTATATCC